TCTAGGTATACCATACCACAGAAGATCAGTAACAGTAGCAGCAATATAGATGCATTACTCTTCGACATCGTTTTTCTTTCCGCTGAACTTGTCAATGGATGTAAAGCCTAGCGATAGGATGGTCACCCACTCTACTGCCTCTACTAGTTCTTTTGATGGCGCGATGTCCTGTGGTGACATGGAGTTGTGAGCCATGGTGCCAAATAAAACAAATGCACCGATGATGCCAACAAAACGTTTAGACGACCACTGGCCTTTGTCTCCCTTGAAAATATCGAGTATCTTTTTCATTTCTGATTTTCTTTTAACATATCAATAAACTGATCACGCTGATCCATTAAATAATTTTCTCTTGCAATCATACGTTCACGTTCAGCGTCCACAATCGTATTGATGTACTCTTGTTTTTCTTTGACCACTGAATCGTATCGATCTAATTGCTGTTGGAATATTTGGTTCTGATAGTATAGACCACCAATCATAAGTATGATAGTAAAGGACTGATCCTTTAACTTGTCAACGAATGTAGTGGCTACTGTACTCATCAGCCCTGACCTTTGTATTTTTTGACGTAATTTTTAGAGGTCTTCAATGAAGAGTTCTTCTTCTTTGAAACAACGCCGGGCCTTTTTGTAGGAGCCTTTGGCTTCCACTTGGCTGTCTCTTTGATTGACTTAACCTTTGTTGCCATTATTTTATTCCGTTTAGTCGTAACATGTTTTCAATAGATGCGGTGTCCATATCAGCCATTGCCGTGTCGATCCCCATGTACATCATGGTATTTGCATACTTGGCGGCCTTGGCTTCCGCCTTCTTTACATCCTCTTTTAACGCTTCCTTTTCCGCAACCTTTGATTCAACCATCTTTGCATTCATGCTCTGTGCCATTTTAGTGACTTCTCCCGCACTTTCTACATTTTTTGACACCTTGCTAAGCAACGCATCTATTTCATCGATTGTAGGGGTTTGTCTTGCGTTTGCAATTGTGAACACATAACCCGTCATAAATAGGGCGGTAAAAACTAATAATGCCGTTCTCATAGTTTCTTCATTGTTTGCATTATACGAATCTCGGTCATGGCAGATGCCAAGCATGAGTCAGATCTCTTAAGGGCGTACGTCAATTTATCAATCTTGATATCAAGAGCATCTATCTTTTGATTGCTTTTGTCGATCTGCTCTTTATAGCCCGAGCGAAGGTCCATATACAAATAGCTAACAGCCAGCAGCATGCAAAAAGCCACGGCAGCAATTGGGTTCTTACGAAATTCCGAAAAGGAAATTGGAAGTGCATTTGGTTTTACTTTTGGGGCGGTCATTATTCAGTAGGGGGGAATGGTGGTGATGGTGGTGGAACATACTCGCCAACGGGCAAATCTAAAACCCATGCGTATTCACTCGCCGCACTTGCACCCACCATCGGATAAATGGCTTTCATTGATGTCCAAGTTCCGTCAGCCTTCATTTGAACCACTAAGGTATTCACAGCCGTCTTCTCGGTCAAAGTAAGTGTTCCACCGGCGGCAGTAACACGGGCAAAGAATGCGGCGGCGTCTACATCGTAACCACTCGCAGCCCCCGCCATAAATCCAATACCGATGCCGATGCCGATCATGATTACCAGAGAGCTATGATGCTTGTCGCTGTAGTCCCTGTCGCCCACACGCGCAGGACTTGGACAGGAACAAAAGTACCTCCGTTGATTCCAACAAAAGTAACGTCATCGCCGCCAGCAGTTAATACACGAACGTCGCCGGATCCGCCAACGTATAATACGCATCCATTGTTTCCTATTCCACTCTGGGTGGAAACACTAGGAATATCCACTGTATCACTCGGTGTTACAGCAGATGCTCTACTGACTTGAAGTTTCTGATAGGCCATCGATTTGTTCTTTGGTACAAATATATGGATTTTAAATAAAACAAAAATACCACTCTGTGATTGGAGTGGTATTGTTTGATTGTGTTGTTGATTGTGGTTACTCTTCAGTGATCTCACCGAACTCTACATCCGGTTGACCATTGATGTGTTCCAATGCTTTAACAATGTTTGTTACTTCGACTAAGCCGAAGCATCCCTTTGAGATTGCGATGTGCAACGCTTCCGATACGATTTGATTTGCTGTTTTATTGTCCATGATTTTTTATGCTTCTGTTACTGGGGCTGGAGCCCATGGTAGTGGCTGGCTTTGTGGTGTTACGGGAGGATTGATTTGTGAATCAATCTGTCCTTGAATACACGCTTCAAGATTAGATACTCCATCAACGCCCAATTCATCTTGAATCCAACCTATAACGATAGGGTTGGTCAAATCCTCGTAAGGTACGAAAGGGCTAACGCTCTCTGTCGAGAACCTTGCGATGTTTGAAAGGGAGGCGGTGTACTCACCATCTACTCCTACTACTTCATAGTTAGCGATAACTACGTAGTTTTGTTCCCCGTCTATTGTTTCTGTGTAGAGGGCGGTTACGTTCCAAGTGTAAGTTGTCATATTGCGAATTTAGTTAATTTTAGGCTAAAAGTATCTTTCTTGCTACTCCGTTAATAAATACGTTCCAAACCAATGAAGATGCGTTTACTTCTGCGACTACTGCACCATTGGCTTGAGTAATACTACCAAAACGCATTTGATTACTTGCTGTTGCTGTGTCACCTATACCAATCATAGAAACTTCGTTAAATCCTCCCGTTTGTTGACTAAAACCAATAACATTACATTTCGTACTAAAACCCGCAAAATACATAGCACTATCTCCGATAACTACATTTTCCGCACCCGAAGTGTTACTAAAACCCGCAGCATTGCCTAAAAATGTATTTGAATTACCTGTAGTATTTGACGTACCCGATTGATAACCTATCAAAGTATTTGAACCGCCCGTAGTATTTGACCTACCCGCCGTATAACCTAATGCAGTTAAACCCGCCCCACTCGTATTACTATACCCTGCCTCAAAACCTACTGCGGTGTTGTTGGAGGCGGTGTTGTTGGCTAACGAATTAAAACCTATTGTCGTATTGTTTGAACCCGAAACATTGTAGTACAAAGCACCTACACCCAAAGTTGTATTGTTTGAACCCGTTGTGTTAGTTACGCCCGTTTCATCACCTATGAAAGTATTACTACTTCCCGTACTCGTATTGACACCCGCTAAATTACCAAATGCACTATTATAATTACCCGTACTCAATTTCAACGCTTGATACCCTATCGCAGTTAAACCGACACCACTCGTATTAGTATACCCCGCCTCAAAACCTACGGCGGTGTTGTTAGAGGCGGTATTGGCTTGTAAGCAATCGTGTCCTACTGCTACGTTGTTAGAACCATTATTTGCATAAAGAGCAAGGCGACCAAGGGCAGTATTTTGACTACCTGTTGTGTTACTATACAATGCTGCGTGTCCTATGGCTGAATTATTGTTACCTGTTGAATTAGATAATGCAGAAGAAACACCCATTGCAGTATTTTGAGAACCTGTACTGTTAGCCGTCAAGGCGTTCAGTCCAAGTGCTACGTTATTAGATCCAGTCGTGTTTGAGTCTAAGGCAGCTACACCAAATGCAGTGTTGCTAGTAATTGCACCTGCTCCATAGTTTGTCAATGCGGTGGTAGATACCAACAATGGCAGGTCATTGCCATTACCATCTGATAGGCGCTTTAGTGTACCGCTCAGTGGTAAGTTATCGCCAATTTTTATCAGCGATGGGTACGTGTTCTGAGGGGTGGTATTAAATAAGGTTGATCCCATATTGCAAAGATAAGAATATTATGTGACAAAGTCACATAATGGAGTTGTGTTTATTTATTACAGCTGTTCCAGAAAGTGTCCCAGTCCTGCCATAGCACGTTAAGGTCCTGCCACACGTCTGTAGAGTAGCAGTTCGCTCCAGATCCTGGGCCCATGTCTACGGCAAGGATACTGCTAGCGGTCGTGCCTGTCAAGAACACCTTTGTCACGTGAACAGGGACGAATGTACCAGACGGCAATGAGGCAAACGTTACATCGTCTCCGCCAGAGGTAAGAACTCGAACAT